AATTTGAAGGAGATGCTAAAACATTACAAGAAAAAATTTCAGCTCTTGAAGCAGAAAATGCTGCAAAGGATAAAGAATATAAAGCTAATCTTGCTCTTGAAAGAAAGAAAAATGCAATCAAATTAGCATTGCTCGAAGATGAAAACGGAAAGCCTTACGATGTAGATATGGTTATGGGGCTCTTCAATTTAGAGCAGGTAGTCATAGATGAGGCAACCGGGAAAATCAGTTCAGGATTTAAAGAACAGAATGATGCAATTCGTAAAGAAAAGGCATTCTTATTTAGTCCTAAAGAAGATGCCAACAAAGGTGGCGATGGCAAACCTGCAGGATGGAAACCAGCAGGAACCCCTCCAGCAGATGGAGATAAGGGTGGTAAAAATAATGACCAATCAGTATCATATGGAAAAAGTTTAGCACAAATTAAACTAAGTATGATGGGTATCAAATCAGCCGGAGCAGATGGCTCAGGTAATCAAAATTAAATTAATTAAGGAGGAAAACAATTATGGCAATGAAAATGAAACAGACAGAATATGGAGCGCCAACAAAACAAATCTTGGCAATCCCAGACCATTATGTAGCACTTGGTTTTAAGCATGCTAAAGCAAATGCAGTGACTCCAGGACTTGCTACATTAGTAGATGGAAGATATGTAGTAAAGGCAGGTACAATCTATCCTGCGAATGATACAACCGCAATCGGTGTTGTACTCAATGATTATGATGTGACTGATGGGGATGCTATGATGGCAGTGGTAATACATGGTTTCATCAAGACGGCAGCTCTTCCTGCAGTTCCTTCAGCAGATGCAATCGCAGCAATGAAGCAAATTACCTTTAATCCATTGATTAGTATTGGATTGGCCCTTACAGGCACAAAAGCGACTATCGCTGCAGGAGCAACGGCAGACCCTGACCCAGTTGTATTCAAGCTTGCTAATGCTACATTTAGAGATGGAGCTGAGACTCTTGCTAATTGGACAATTGCAGGTGAAACTACCACTAAGGTAAAGGTGACCAAGATTGAGGTTGCCGCAGATAAGCAGACGGTAACATTTACACTTAACCAAACAGCTGCAGCAGCTGCCGGTAATGTTACTGTAATTCCAAGTGCTTCTATTATTAGCACAGGTAAGACAGTATCAGCGGTTACTATTGCTACAGTAGCTTAATAAAGAATAGGAGGAGGAAAACAATATGAAATCAATTTATGATATTTTCGAGAGTAAAGCGATTGCATCTTATTGGACAGATGTAAACGCAAATATGAGAGACCCATTGATTGGAACAAAATATTTTCCAGTCGCAAAACAAACAGGATTGAATCTTGCTTGGATTAAAGGTAGAAATAATTTACCAGTTGCATTGCAACCTGCAGCATTTGATACTAAAGCTCCATTAAGAGATAGAATTGGAGTTAAAGAATTAAGTACTCAAATGCCATTTTTTAGAGAAGCAATGAGAATTGGTGAAAAAGATAGACAAGATATTGAAACATTATTAGCAAAAGGTGAACAATTTGCTCAACCAACAATTATGAGAATATTTGATGATATTAACAATTTAGTTGATGGAGCAATGGTTCAAGCTGAAAGAATGAGAATGTCTTTATTATATAGTGGGGTTATAAATATTGTAGCATCCGCTGATAATGGTAGAGATATTGCTTATAATTATAATTATGACCCTGATGGAGTATGGGCAGAAAATAATACAGTTGAATTATTAGCAGCATCTCAATGGACGGTTGCAAATGCAAATACATCAAACCCAATTAATGATTTATTAGATGCAATTGAAAAAATGGCAGAAACTAGAGGTGTTAGGCCAGTAGAAGTATTGATGAATACAACTACATTTAAGGGTATGATTGCTTCTAATTCTATTAGAAAAGCAATGAATCCTCTTGGAGCTTCTAGTATAATTGTTACAAGAAATACTGCAAAACAATTTATAGAAAATGAAACAGGATTAACTATTACTTTATATGATAAAATGTTTAAAGATGAGCAAGGTGTGGACAGAAAATATTTTCCAGATGGTTATGTAACTCTATTACCATCATATGCATTAGGAAATACTTGGTATGGAACAACTCCAGAAGAATTTGACTTAATGAGCGGAAATGTAAATGCTTCTGTTTCTATAGTTAATACTGGAGTGGCAATTACCACAATAAAAGAACCACATCCTGTAAATGTTCAAACAGTAGTTTCTGAAATTGTTTTGCCATCGTTTGAAAGAATGGATGATATTTACGTTATTAAAGCATTTTAATTAATTAGAAATGAGGGATATTAATGGTTAAAATATCATTTGGCAAAACAGTTAAATATCAAGGTTCTATTTACCCTCCTAATACATTCTTTGAGGTTCTTGACTCTGACGTTGAGAGCCTCAAGAAAGCAGGTGGATGGGTTATAGAAGAATCAAAAGATATTAAAGAAAAAGAAACTACTAAACAAGAAAAATCAGAACAAAAATCAGAACTTGAATTATTAAGAGAAAAGGCTGATAAACTTGGGATTGAATATAAAAATAATTGGGGTGTAAAAAAATTAACTGAAGTGATTAATGAAATTCAAGAAGTTGAAGCCCAATAAATAAGAAGGAGGCAAAGTAATGACAGCTTTAGAGATTGTAAATTTAAAAATTAAAAATGCTTCCATTACTGAGCTAGATAAAGAATTAGCTATTAATGAGATTGAACAGGTTATTAAAAATTATTGTAATATTGATAAAATACCAGAAGAATTAAATTATACTTGGGCTAATATGGCAGTAGATTTAATTAATTATAATTATCAATTAAACAATAATGATGATATAGTTGAGGCTGATTCTGCTGATGTATCATCTATAAAAGTAGGCGATACACAAATTCAACTTGGTGGAGGAAATAATTCAAGAGCAAAAACTTTAAATAGTCATATACCAAACCTTGACCAAATTATATTAAATTATCAATCTCAATTAAACAAATTTAGAAAGATGGTGTGGTAGATGAAAATAGGTGCTTTTAGTTCAATACTCGCATTTACCTATACCGATACAATGAGTATTTATCGTCATCAAAATATAACTAATACTGATGGTACGAGTGGTATAATAATACCAAAAGAACCATTATATTCACAAATTAAATGTCGTTTAAGTTTTGAATCAAGAGATTATCCAGAAACTGATTTAGAAGATTCAAATCCAATTAAATTACAATTAAAAGTATTTTGTGAACCGTCAATTGATATACAAAAAGGTGATAAATTAATAATTAATAAGCTTGATGATTATGGGAATATTATGATGACTTATGAAGGAATTGCAAATTTACCGTTTGTGTATACTACCCATAAAGAAATAGAAATTATACAAACGGGGGATGCTTAATGGGATTTGACTCAAGAGAATTTGAAGAATTATTAGATGGAGTAAAAGCATTGCAAAAAGAACATGAAAAATTTATTAGGAATTTCTTAACTCAAATGGGATTAAGGGCTTTAGCTCAAACTAAAAATTTAACTCCTGTAGATACTGGAAATTTAAGGGAAAGATGGGAATTAAGTCAAGTATTTAGAAAAGGAGATTCATTATATATAGTGCTTTTCAATCCGGTTATTTATGCTAGTTTCGTTGAGGATGGTCATATGCAGCATGCAAGGTGGGTTCCTGGTGAATGGATAAGTAAAAATAAATTTAAATATATAAAAGGGCACGATAAAGGAATGATGTTAACAGAAAAATGGATACCTGGATATCATATGGCACGAATTTCAATCAATAAAATTGAAAAAGAATTACCTAGGCGATATGAAAGAGCATTTAAAGAATTTTGCAAGGGATTGGGGGTAATGTAGATGGTAGGAGAAATAATGGGAGAAAGCATTAAAAGTGCAATATCTCTAAAAATTAAAAATAATTTTACTACCATAAATGGTAAACCTCCAATTATTTATAAGGAACAAATGGTTCAAGGTATGAAAAAACCTAGTTTCTTTATTTGGCAGATGGATGTATCTCAAGAAAAATTATTTGGTAAAAATTATGAAAGAATATACCAAATGAATATTAGATATCATCCAGAAGATAAGGATTTAAAACGATATGAAACTCTTGCAGATATTGGGAATAAACTTCTTGAATATTTAGCTTATATAGAAATTCCAATTATAACTAAATATGATGATAAAGGAAATCCAATTGAAGAAATGAAGCCCGTTAAAGGTAGTCAAATGAGTTTTAAAATAGTAGATAATATATTACAAGTATTTGTAACTTATGTAATTAGAATGAAATTAAAAGAAACTCAACCTCCATTTATGCAACAATTATTCATAAATTCTATTGGAATAAATACCCCAGATTTATCAATAGCAGGTGAATATGTGACAGGAGTTGTAGGAATATTAGCCGATAGACAAATTATGGTAAATGGTGTATTAATACCTCAAAATAAAATTAATTATTCATTATTAGTATCAGACACTTTGCTTTGGGAAGGATTAAAAAATGGAGATGAAGTTATATTATTACATTCATCAGATGATGAATATTTTGTAATAGATACAAAAACAAATAGATTAAAGACGGATTTATTAATAGATGGAGGAGAATTTTAATGAAAGGATATGATGTGTAAATGGCTCAAACTATTTTAGTTAAAAGAGGTTTAGAAGCTAATTTACCAGCGGTTTTGCAAATTGGGGAATTAGCCTATACCACAGATACTCAAAAATTATACGTTGGTACTGGAACAGGAAGAGTATTAGTTACTAGAGATGATTTTGAGCTTCCAGATGTAGGTACAGCAGGAACCTATTATAAGGTAACAACTGATGATAAAGGGAGAGTTATTTCAGGACAGACTACTTTATCAACCACAGATATAACAGGGCTTGGCACAGCAGCGACAAAAAATGTGGGAACTGCCTCAGGTAATGTACCAGTTCTTAATAGTTCTGGTAAATTAGATAGCTCAGTTATTCCAGCAATAGCAATATCAGATACATTTGTAGTAAATTCTGAAACAGCAATGTTAGCATTGGATGCTCAAATAGGAGATATTGCGGTAAGAACAGATTTAAATAAATCATTTATATTAAAAACTGAAGGAGCTTCAACATTAGCAAATTGGCAAGAATTATTAACCCCAACAGATAGCGTTACTAGTGTAGCAGGAAAAACCGGAGCAGTAACATTAACTTCATCAGATGTAGGATTAGGAAATGTATTAAACGTAGCTCAAATTCCAGCGTCAGAAAAAGGCGTTGCTAATGGAGTAGCCACTCTTGATACAAATGGAAAATTAACGGCAGCTCAAAAACCAACATATACAAAAGCTGAAATAGGACTTGGTAATGTAGATAATACTTCTGATTTAGATAAACCTATTTCTACAGCAACCCAGACAGCTTTAAATGCTAAAGCGCCATTAGCATCTCCAGCTTTAACTGGCACGCCAACAGCCCCAACGGCAGATGTAGATACTAATACGACTCAAATAGCAACTACAGCTTTTGTAATAGGTCAAGCTGCATCAACTGCTCCTCTTGGATTAGCTGATAGTGCTGTAGTAGGAACATCGAAAAGATATGCGAGAGCAGACCATCAACATCCAATGCCAACTGTTATTGATGGAGGGACATTCTAATGAGTTCAACTATAAAAATAAAAAGAGGGATAAGAGCAAGTTTACCATTATTAGAAGTAGGAGAATTAGCACTTTGTTCTGACACTTATGAATTATTTATAGGCAGTCCATTAGGAAATTTACAGGTAGCTTTGGCAGGCAGTATACCAAATGGTATAGTAAATCAACGAACGGGAACAGAATTAAAAGTTTGGATGGGTACAAAAGCTCAATATGATGCTATACCAACAAAAAATCCAGAAACAATTTATTTCTTAACCGATGGTTGGTTAGGAAATGTAAAAGTTGGAAAATGATTAAAGTAAAGGAGGAATATGAATGGCAGGAGGAACATTTTTAACACAAAATAAAATTAGACCAGGAGCTTATATTAATTTTAAAGGGGTAGCAAAACCAACTTCTAATATTGGTACAAGAGGCGTAATGACAATGCCTGTACCTATGAGTTGGGGAGGAGAAATTACAGAATTATTAAGCACAGATTTAATTGATGGAAAAAGCTTAGCAAAAATAGGATATACTGCTTTCGATGAAGAATCTCAAATATTTAGAGAAGCATTAAAAAATGCTTATAAAGCAATTATTTACAGACTTGATACAGGAGGAACAAAAGCTACTGCGTCATTAGCTCCATTAACAGCAACTGCTAAATATCCTGGTATTATAGGAAATGAAATAGCAGTATCGGTAGTAGAGAATGAGACAGCCGGAGCATTTGATGTAATAACTATATTTAGAGGTGTAGAAAGAGATAGACAAACGGTAACTACTATTGATGAACTTAATGATAATGATTGGGTGGTATTTAGCGGTACTGGTAATGTATTAGCAAATGCAGGAGTTACCTTAACTGGAGGAACAAATGGAACAATATCAGAAGCAACCTACGCAAATTACCTTAATGTAATTAAATCATATAATTGGAATGTTATGGCAATTCCTCAAGACGTTCCATCTCAAAATCAAAATTTCATTAATTTCATCAAAAATCAAAGAGATAATTTAGGTAAAAAAGTTCAAGCTGTTTTATATAATGCAGATGCAGATTATGAAGGAATAATTTCTGTATCTCAAGGATATAAAACGGTAAATGAAACGGTTTCGCCTACAACTTTCGTAGCTTATGTAGCAGGATTAACTGCCGGAGCTAATGTTAATGAATCAAACACTTATAAAGTAATTCCAGGGGCGGTATCTATTGTATATCCAGATGGAGTAACTCCATATGGAAATGAAGAAATAATAGAAGCTCTTAAAAATGGTAAATTCGTATTATCTACAAGACAAGATGGAGCAGTAGTAGTGGAGCAAGATATCAATACACTTCATACATTCACTCCTGAAAAGGGATATGAATTTAGCAAAAATAGAGTTATTAGAACATTAGATGAAATTAATAATTCTATATCATTATTATTTGAAAGAAGTTATATTGGTAAAGTAAATAATAATGATGATGGAAGAAATGTTTTTAAATCAGATGTTATTAATTATCTTAATACCCTTCAAAATATTGCGGCTATACAGAATTTTGATGCAAGTACCGATATTCAAATATATGCAGGAGAAGCAATTGATTCTGTAGTAGTTGATTTAGCGGTTCAGCCAGTAGATTCAATGGAAAAATTATATATGACTGTAATGGTCGGTTAATGAGAGGAGGAAATATAAATGTTTTTAAGAGCAGGAGATACAATTAGTGGACAAGAAGGAAAAGCAACAGCAGTTATTGACGGAAGCGTTGAAGATATGTTTTATATTAAAACTATTGAAGCTACTTTTGAAAAAAATAAAGCTGAAGTAAAAACTCTTGGTAAAAGAGGGGTTCAGCATAAAGGGGTTGGATGGTCTGGTAGCGGAACTATGACTTTATATTATGTAACTTCAAAATTTAGACAAATGGCCGCTAAGTACGCAAAAACAGGTAAAGACACTTATTTTAATATTACTGTCGTTAATGATGACCCAACCTCAACTGTCGGTAAACAAACAGTAGTATTATATAATTGTAATATTGATAGTGTAATTTTAGCAAGCCTTGATACAGAGTCAGATGTATTGGAAGAAGATATTGATTTTACATTTGATGATTTTGATATTTTAGATAGTTTTGGAAATCCAGTAATATAAAAGGAGGAATATAAATGAGTTCATTATTAGATTTTTTAATTGAAAATCCAGTGGATAATCTTACAAAAGAAGTGATTGTATCACCAAGGCTTGCGAAATTCCCATTTAGGATTAAGGGAATGACTGGCCCAGAATTTGCAGAATACCAAAAATTGTCCACTAAAATAGGTCACAAGAAAAAGGTGGAATTTGATAGTAAAAAGTTTAATGAGTTGGTTGTTCTAAATCATACTTTAGAACCAAACTTTAGAGATGCCGAAAGCATCAAGAAAGCAGGTTGTCAAACACCTGAACAGTTCTTATATAAGAGCTTACTTGCAGGCGAAATTTCGGAGTTAGCTCAGCAAATTTCAATCTTATCAGGATTTGATAAAGAGTTTGAGGATGAGGTGGAAGAGGCAAAAAACTCCTAAGGGAAGGGGACGGCGAAACTTGGTACGCATATTATGCGTTACATAAGTTTCACAAATGGCCTTATTCTGGAAGTGACAAAGGATTTGCCGCCCTTCCCAGAAAAGAAAAAGCATTAGTGATAGCTATGATAGATGAAAGATTGGCAGAAGAAAAGAAACAAAATTCTAAATTAAGAAGAAAAGGAGGTCGCAAACGCTAATGGCAACGATAAGTAATACTATAACAATGCAGGATAAAATGACCCCAGTATTAAGAAGTATTATCAAAGCTCTACAATCAACTGTTGATGCTATGGCAGCGGTTGACCATGTTAGCAATTCAGCTTTCCGTAAGGCACAAAAGGATGTTCAAGCGGCCTCCGAAGCTCTTGACAAATTTAATAATAATTTAGATGAAATATCCCCAAAAGTAGATAATGTAGGTTCTGGATTCAGTAAATGGAAAGCAGGAATAGTGGTTGCTAACCAAGCCTTGGAATTAACTAAAAAAATGGTTGGAGCAATTCCTAATCAATTGACCGAAATTTCAAATATGACAGACCAGCAATCAAGATTAAGAGCAATGCTTGATGAAGGTGAAAGTGTTTATGATATACAACAATTGATAACCAGAAGTGCAATGGATACCCGTTCTGCTTATAAGGATACATTAGAATCAGCTGTACAAATGAAAGCGGCTATGAGTGAGTACGGAATGAGTACTCAAGCCGCTGTTAGAATATCTGAATTGATGAATAAATCTTTAACTCTAGGAGGAACAAAAGGAGCGGCAGCTCAATCCGTAATGTATAACCTTCAACAATCTTTGGCCACAGGTCGATTGAGATGGGAAGACTGGAAAATTGTTGCATCCAACTCAATTTATTTAGCAGATGTGGTAGCTAAATATGTAGGAGTTACAAGAGCTCAATTAAATCAGATGGTACAAGATGGTGAAATTTCAGCGGTCGACTTTACAAATGCTCTATTAGAAGCGGGAGCAAGAATTGATGAAGAATTTGAAATGATGCCAGACACTTTTGCGGACTGGGTAAATAATATTAAGACATTCGCCACTGGGAAATTCCTAGAAGAGGGCGGGTTGCATGATAAGATATTAGAAATGTTAGCAAGTGACCAATTCTTGGCAATGGTAGAAGGTATTAAAAATGCAATTGTTAGCCTATTGGATTTCTTAGAGGTAGTATTGGATTATGTTTTAATGATTTCAGAATGGATTGGAAACAATTGGGGGATAATAGAGCCTATTATATGGGGAATTGTAGCTGCATTTGCAGCCTATGAAATAATCATGATAGCAAGTGCGATAGCTACCTGGATAGCAACCGGAGCAGCTCAAGCATTCTTTGTAACCTTATTAACAAATCCATTAACTTGGATAATACTATTGATAGGATTAGTAGTGGCAGCCATTTATAAATGGGTACAAAGTGTTGGAGGATTACAGAATGCATGGGAAATTGCAAAAGCAGCTATGGTAGTAGCATTGATGGCTTTGAAGATTGCTTTCTTTACCTCTATATACTTCATAATGGATTTAGTAGATAAATTAGTATTAGCTTGGAAATCAGCGGGTGTTGCAATAGCTAATTTCTTAGGTACTATGAAGGTTAATGTACTTAATATATTACAAGATATGATAAATGGAGCTATTGATTTAATCAATGAATTTATAGGAGTTCTAAATGAAATACCAGGAGTTAGTATAGATACCATAAATCATGTATCATTTGCAACAGAAGCAGCAGCTGCGGAAGAGGCGGCAAGACAATCCAGGGAAGCTGATTTAGCAGCTTATAGAAGTGAGATGGAAGCAAAGGCAGCCGAAAGAGATAGCAAATTAAATGCGATGAAAAATGAGCTCACAGAGGCTACTAAAAACTTATCTAATTTATATAAAGCAAGTAAGAATGAGGCAGCTCAAAAAGCAATGACAGAGGAAATACCGGATTATATTGCAAGTGCTAATGACTTAGCTTATAGGGATATGATGAAAGCTGCAGGCACTCCGATTATAGCAGGTGGTGACCTTGATAGCGTAGGCAAGATTAAAGATGATGTAAGCATTACAGATGAAGATATCAAGCTTCTCAAAGATGTAGCTCAAACAGAATTCATCAATAAATTTACAACATTAAGACCAGAAATGACGGTAACATTTGGAGATGTTAGAGAAACTGCAGATGTTAATAAGATTTTGGAAGTAATTGAAGATATGGTAGAAGAAGCATATGCAAGTAGTTTAGTAGGGGAG